GGATGTTTGGCCGCAAATGGCGCGAGGCGGCCGCGATGCCAGCGGTGCGCGCCATGCTGGAAGCCACCGACCCGCGGGGTTGGGTGGGCTGCGCCAGCGCGATTGCGGGCACCGATTTTTACACGCCTACCGCCGGGCTGACCCTGCCGACGCTGGCGATTGCGGGTGCGAATGATGGCACCACGCCGCCGGATCTGGTGCGCGAGACGGCAGAATTGATCCTTGGTCACCGCTGGCATCTGATGCGCGGGGCGGGGCATTTGCCGATGGTGGAAAAGCCCGAAGCCTATGCCGAGGTGCTGACCGGCTTTTTGCAAGACATTGGCCATGTCTGACATCCTGCTGCTGCACGGCGCCTGCCACGGCGCTTGGGCGTGGGATCTGGTGATACCGCCGTTACAAGCACTGGGGCATAGGGCGCGGGCGATTGATTTGCCGGGGCGGCAATGCGCGGCCAGTTTGTCCGAGCAAGCCGAGGCGGTGGTTGCGGCGCTGGAAGGGCCGACGGTGCTGGTGGGGCATTCGGCGGCGGGCTTTGCGATAACGGCGGCGGCAGAGGCTTCGACGCTGGTGGCGGGGCTGGTTTATGTCTGCGCTTATGTGCCGGTGGCGGGACAAAGTCTGGCGCAGATGCGGCGGGCCGGGCCATCGCAACCTTTGGCGGGTGCGTTTCAGCTGGATCGGGCGCGGGGGGTGTTTGGCTTTGATCCGGCGCGGGCGGGCGATTTGTTTTTCCACGATTGCGCCGATGCGAATGGCGCGGTGGCGCGGCTGTGCGTGCAGGCTTTGGCACCGATGGAAACCGCGCTTACCAGCACAGCGCGGGCCGAAACGCTGCCACGGGCCTATATTCGCTGCGATGCCGACCGCGCGATTCCGCCCGGCTATCAAAACGACATGGCGCGTGGCATTGAGCGCAAGGCGGCGCTGCCCTGCGGACATTCGCCGTTTCTGGCGATGCCGGAACGGCTGGCCGCGCTGATCGACACACTAGTTCGCGCAAACTAACTCCCCGACGCACCGCGCCATCTGCGACAATTTTCGTCGCTGACAGAATAGTCTTGTCGCGGGAATGCGCGAGCGGCGTAGCGGCGGCGGCCTAGCTTTGCCTTGTAAATGGGAGGCCCGCGCGATGAAGCTGAAGGATCTGGAGATTTTCACCGTAGCGCCGCCAGCGCCAGGTTGGGGCGGGCGCTATTGGACCTTTGTGAAACTGACGACCGATAACGGCATCGTCGGCTATGGCGAATGCTATGCGTCAACCGTGGGCCCGCGCGCGATGAATGCGGTGATCGAAGACGTGTTCGAACGCCATATGCTGGGCGAAAACCCCGAAAACATCGAATTGATGTATCGCCGTGCCTATTCGGCGGGGTTTACGCAGCGGCCCGATCCGACGGTGATGGGGGCATTTTCGGGGCTGGAGATCGCCTGCTGGGATATCTTAGGCAAGGCGCGCGACCGCCCGGTCTGGGCGCTGTTGGGCGGCAAGATGAATGAACGGGTGCGGTCCTACACCTATCTTTACCCAGAGCCTGATCAGGACGCGGCGGAATTCTGGGTGAACCCAGATATGACGGCCGACGCGGCAGCGCTTGCGGTGCGGCAGGGCTTCACCGCGGTCAAATTCGACCCAGCCGGCCCCTACACCATTCGCGGCGGGCATGAGCCGGCGATGAGCGATATTTCGCGGTCGGTCGAGTTCTGCCGCAAAATCCGCGAGGCTGTGGGCGATAAAGCTGATCTGCTGTTTGGCACGCATGGCCAGTTTACCACCCCCGGCGCGATCCGGTTGGGCCGCGAGTTAGAGCCGTATAACCCGCTGTGGTATGAAGAGCCGATCCCGCCAGATAACTTGCTGGAGTTTGCCGAAGTCGCGAAATCGGTGCGCATCCCGCTTGCAACTGGCGAACGGCTGACCACCAAGGCCGAGTTTGGCACGCTGCTGCGCGCAGGCGGGGTGAAGATTTTGCAACCAGCGCTGGGACGGGTGGGCGGTATTTGGGAAGCCAAAAAGATAGCGGCGATTGCCGAGATTTATAACGCCGAAATGGCGCCGCATCTGTATGCGGGGCCGGTGGAATGGGCGGCGAATATTCACTTTGCGGTGTCGATCCCGAATATTCTGATGGCGGAAACCATTCAAACCGGCGGGGCCTTCCATCTGAAACTGATCAAGCACAGCATCAAATGGGAGGATGGTTATATTCTGCCGCCAGAGGCCCCCGGTTTGGGCATCGAGTTTGATGAAGACGTGGCGCGGGCGCATCCGTTTACCGGCACCGGGCTGCATTTGCAGATGCAAGAAGCGCCGTGCGATTATCGCCACGGCAACCGGTTTGAAGGCGGCGCCCCTGCGCCCAGCAAATAGCCGCTAAATCGGCAAGGCCCAAAGCGCCAGAAACGGCGCGGGGCCGGCCCGCATGGCGTGCAAAATGCCGGGCGCATTATAGATGTGACCATCAACGCCGGGGTCGGTCCAATCCATCCCGGCGTTCCACCATGTGCCGGGGGACAGCGGCAGGTAGATTTCGCCGGGCGGATGACTGTGCGGCGGATATGCGGTGTCGGCAGGGTCGGCCGATGACTGCCGCGCCCGATGCAGACGCGGGGCAACTGCGGCGAAGGCCCGCGCCAAGGCATCATCGCGCGCGGCAAGCGGCGGAGCGACCCAATCACAAACTGGCAGGTCCGGTGGTGATCCGCGACAGCGCGGCTTCGGCGGCGGTCAGAAATGATTGCAGAACTGGGTCGCGCATGGGACCTTTATCCAAGGTGCCAAAGCCACATGCGGTGCGCCGGTTTTGGCACAGATAGCTGCGTGTCTGACGGCGGGAGTGTTACGACTTTCACCCATCCGGCCAAGCGGCGGCCCGGATGCTTAGAGGGCCGATAGCCGCGCGCGGGCCGAACGGAACTACAAAAACCGGCCAGGTCCTGCGGGTTCAGAGTTGAAGCGCGGGGGGACGATGAAGGGTGAATCCAGGGGGGTCGTCACCAATTTCAATCGGATCACGGATTTGCAGACAACTTGCTGCGATTGCCGCGACATAATTCTGGGCCATGTCTCGCTCGCCCTTGGAAATCTTCGTGCAGTGGCCTCACTTGCGCAACAAAGGTGCTAGATTTCAGAGAGGTTGAGCGACAAAAATGAAGGCTTGGCGATCCCGGGAGGACGGCACAAAACCAACAGGATCAAGTGTATAACCGCGCAAAAGTGAAAAAACCCACCTAAATGAAATCAATGGGTTATTTTCAAAATGAAAAACGCCGCTAGCCCCTAAACAAAAGCCGCGCCTTGGCGGATCCGTTTCTTCTTATGGCAATGCCTATTCCCTGATGGATCACCCGAACCGCAACGAATGATCCATGTTGCAATACTTAGCAAACGTATAGTACGCATGTACTACAGGCCAGTAGGTGGCGAATGAAGTATATAATCGGCTTTCTTTTTGACATACTGCGTTCGGCGTCGGCGCTCATCTCAGCACAATCCAAAAAGAGAATAGTTCTTCTTGGTTACACCAACTTAGTTATGGCGCTCTTCTCTCTTTTCATCACACTATTTTTTGGTGTCGTCTTAGGCGGTGCCATCGGCAACGACGTACTCTGCTCCAGCCTTTTCATACTCGGCGCATTTGCCACTCCGCTCTTTGGATTGGCATCCTATATTGCGTTGTGGAAACGGTAGACGCCTATGTTAACATGGGGGGGCTGGACGCCACTCGATTTAGCCACCCGCACATTCCATGAAGCGCAGAAGCTGGGCCGCATTTGATTGCAGCGGATTTATAGCTCTGAGAAGGGTAGTCGCATGTCGGCCGCCTTCCGGTGCCATACATGTTTTTTGTTCCAAATTGGTGCCAGTAATGCCCGTTTGTTTTTAGATAAATTGATAGTTTTGGAACCATAAACGGCAGATCACACGATCCAGCGGCACCTACTGCGCAAGTAATCCGCCAAAACTTCCTCATTAAATCGGTTTTCCCGAAAGAGGGCATCTACGAATTTGCCGGGTTCTTCGGCAGCAACACTTGGATCGACTTCAATGCCGTTTGCCTCTAAGAATGCAAACGCGCTAAGCAGTCCTGTCCTTTTGTTTCCGTCAATGAAGCCATGAGCAACGGATATCGCATGCCATAAGATTGCGGCCAACCTTATCAGATCACACTCACCTACATAATTGTGGTAATTTAGAGGACGCCCTAGAGCCCCCTCCAAATCCCCACGCTTCAAGTAGCCATCAGGGTTACCCGGCATAAGGCAAACAGAATGAATCTCTTCGACCTGATACAGATCAAGGAAGGTGATAGGCTCACCTTCATCCGGTTTTGCTATAAAGTTCACGCAAGAATCTTAAGAGATTCCTCAAAGCGCACAGCCAAACGCTTGGCAGCCGCAACAGGGTCACGGCGTACAATCCCCTTAGGGCGCTCTACAGGTCCGAAGTTAGAATTTGCACACACATGACCGACACACGCATAAGCTACGCGACCGCAAGTGCAGTGCTGACATGGCTTGTTGTCACAGTGTGTCACGGCGTCCTCGCTCCAGAACATCTACTAAAAATAGGTGAGCTTAGCATAAAAGTAAACCACAATGGTTACAGCTTGGTTTCACACCCATCACATGACAGAGAAACTATGGCTTGATGCGACATTAGCCAATGATACCGTCAGTGCAGGTCACCTCCGTGTTGCTACCCCCAACCGCCCCGCACACTCCCGCAGCGCCGATCGATCCCGCCCCCACAACACCTCGACCTCCCGATCCGAAAGTGCCCGATCCGGCAGCGCCACCGGCAATGCGCAGGGCGCAGTGGTGGGTTTACCGGAGATTGAGCCGCCGCACGCGGTCAGCAGACAAACACATAGGCACAGCAACAGGGTCCGCATAGGCTCGATCCTCTAAAGCTTGGGCCAGCAGGCGGGCTTCCTGTTCCGCTGCGGCAAGTTTTCGGGTTGCGTCCGCGTCGGCGCGCGCTTGCACCAGAGCGGCAGCGATGTGGCGGGCCTCATTGTCAGCCCGCCCCTTAAGATAGGCCCCGCCGGTCAAAGCCACTGCCAGCGCCAGTGCGGCAATGAGGCGGTAGGGGATCAAACCTTAACCCTCTCAGCCTTGAGCCAATCCGGCACCCAGAAGCCTGGGCATGCCTTGCCGCTGTCCACCTCATTGTGGCCACGGATCCACGCGATTGCGGTGCGGGCACGGATATCGCCAATCAGATCGAGAAGCGCTACTTCCTGTCGCGACGTGAAGTTTTTCAGAAAAGGATCATGCGGCTTTGACGTCAGACCGCCGAACAGGCTGATCCCGATCGTGCCAGCATTATGGCCCGCAACATGCGCGCCAATCACGGTTTCGCGGCGACCGGGCAGCACCGTGCCATCTCGATCAATCAGCCAGTGGTAGCCAATGTCGGCCCAGCCACGCTCTTTAATGTGCATCTGCCGGATTGCCTCGACCCGCCCCTGCGAGGAGTCCCCTGCCCGCCAATCACTGGGCGTGGCGGTGCAATGCACGAAGATCCCGGTAACCGGCACGCGGGCCTTTCCTTGAAAGATCATCATTTTCCCCCGAAGCGATGCGCGACCCAATCGATCGCCACCGTTGTAAGATGTTGGGCGCGATGCTCCGCCACCTCACGCTTTGAGTGCGGCAAGGTCGCATAGACCAGGCAAGCTGCGATCAGGATGGCATAGGCGCGAACGCGGCGCAGACTGGCGCGCGTTCTATCCATTGCTCGGCCCTCCGCCGAACCGCGTCTTGATCAGATCCTTGACGAATTGCCGGTCCCCGATCAGCGCCGTGGTGACATCAAGGGCGAGCATGCCGAATGCCATAATCGCCACCGTTGCGGCTGTTTCGGAGCCGCGCAAATAAATGGCCAAGGCCGGCGAGAGACCAACGGCCAGAAAGGCGCTGGCGATGGTCTTGACCACCCTGCGCCACAGCGCCTCTTTTTCGGCATCGCGGCTGGCGGCATACAGCACCATGCCGATCAGCACGGCCCAATATTCAAGCGGTTTGTTCAGCATAGTCACTCACATGCTACCGGTGAAGGTCAGGATAGCCGCTCTGCCGCCAAAAGGTTGCTAGGGCCAAGCGGAAAGGATTGCGGCAGGTCAGGCTCTCTCTGCAGCGCCATTACATTAGGCACGGATGGTCATCGCTTGCCGAAACAGATCGTCGACTTGAAGGTCAGTAAGGCCAAGCACTTTGGCTAATGCTGCCAATGTCGGGCTGTCGCGCCGAAACTCCACAGCGTCAGCCCATGCCAGTTGCACGATCGGCTCAGCTTGAGCAATTTTGGCCTCAACGTCTGACAATAGGCCTGCCATCAACAGCGCCGCCCGGGTCTGGAAACGGCTGGCAACCATGCTGGATCGCTCGGCTTCCAGCTGATCCGGCACCGGAGGCGCAACAAACGGCAGCGGATCAAGCGCTAAAAAATCCGCCCATTCAGATGAACCTGGCTCGATAACGGTTACCGATCCAGCCTCCTCATCTACAAGATTTCCGATCGTTCTCTCGGCATTCACCCAAATCGCCCGTCTCATGCTCTGAATACCCCCCGCTGATCAGCCTGCACCTTCAAGTTTCTAAACTGCGCAGACTGCGTCCCGCCGCCCGAAGGTGTCGAATACTGGACGCCACATTGCAGCGCGATCACGTCGCCCTGCGCAAAGGTGAAATCGATCGTCTGGACGCCGTAAGTCGCAGTCGTGTTTGTGACGGTCGAAAGAACTGTTCCGTTGCGCACCACACGCATTGCAGAAGCGAACCCCGTCCCCTTGTTCATATCGACAGATGCGCGCAACCCGCCCGCATTCAGCGCACAAAACCGAAATTCCTCGTCGTAACTCGTGCCAGATGCCGACCCGGATGCGGTAAAGCCCGCACTGAATACAACGCCAGTGCCGTAGACGTTCAGCACATCGAGTGTTCCGGCCGCAAAGGTTGGATGTGCGCCGCCTTGCAACCGCGGTGCGCCTGACGCCCCCTCGAACATCGCCAGCGGATTGTCCCGCAGCGCCTGCATCAATGGCTGGCTAACTGGGCTGTCCTGATCAATGTCGCTGTTCGGAACTGTAGTATATGCGGTCATGTGATCCTCGCCGAATTTGCGCCATCCGACAGCAGGCCAGCTGCATTGCCGATATAGGCGTTTTTGAAAGGTGCCAGCGCGGCACCAGGGTAATTTGGCACGCCTGCTGCCATCACGTAATTGATGCGACCATAAAGCGTGGCATCAGCAGCCTCATATTCGACCATCTCTCCTGGCAGCGTTTCCTCTGCACTGATGATCTGCCAGATGCGCAGGCGCCGGGAGCCAAACTCATCAACATCCAGGTAATGCGAAATCCTGACCAGATCGCCGACCCAGAGCGTCCGGTCCTTGGCATCCAGGCGGAACTGGCAAACCGACGGCACATCGACGAACCGCGTGATGATCCTCGACGCTGTGGTATTCGCCAAAGCGCCTGAACTTAGCCACCGCGCATAGATTTTGCGAATGGCAGGCTCCCCGTAGAGATTATCGCTCTCGCTTTCGAGGTTCGCGTCAATGAACACCTCGGCATAGGCCGAGAGATCTGTTGCCGATTTGACGTGATCGCGCCGATTATAGCTGATCCAAACCCGTGAAGCACGGCCATCCGGGTTTTCCGAAAGCGCAAAACTGTCTGCACAAATATGATCTTCTGCAGTCAGCAAAGGCGGCTCGGCATCAATGCCACGAATGGCGCGCAAATCGACCAGCGCCGTGCGCTCATTCCACCACAAATTGACCAGCGTCTGCTCCTGCAATTCGTCGCCGAGCTGTATCACGGGAGTCGGGATCGAAATCAGTGCGTTCAGTAAGTAGGCTGAGCGGTAGGTACCAACCTCGGTCGCCCAACCTGCCAGATTCAAATATGTTGCGGGGATCTGCCCATAGGTTTCCAGCAGATCCTGAAACACCGCATCGATCGGCTGACCAACGATCCGCCAACACCATTGCACGGTTTCGTTGAGAGCGTGCGCGGCCGCTACTGAATTGTCCGTACCACGCGCTGAGATTGTCAGTGTCACGCCATTGGTCGATGTCGTGACCGCCGAATAGGTCATAATTTCATCGCCGATCCGAACCGTCCCGGGGGCGGGATAATCGCCTAGCGCAGCATTGGTAACCTCGAACGAGGTCGCAATATTGGTGATCGCCGCGAACAGCTTGCCAGGGGATTGCGCTGGCGCTTGCGCCTTGCGCTCTTCCAGACGGGTCAGAATGTCCTTGCCTTGGATCGACACACGACCGCCCGAGGGCCCCGATATTGACTGCATGAAATAGGTGCGCTTGACCATCGCCGACAGCGCCTGGCCTGCGTAACCCTCGTAGACAATAATCACGACATTCTGCCGGTACTTGTTTCGCACCATCCAGCGAGTCCAAAAACTGCCGCGATCCGCCGACAGGGGATTCCACGACCTACCCGCAACATAAGGATCGACGTGGAAATCAGAATGGGCATGGTCGTTGAACACAAGGCTGCATACAGCGCGATTACCAAAGCCAGAGGCGTCGGCGTTCGAACCTGCCACATTGATCCGCGTCGGTGTTGTACTGACCGAGACCAAAGAAGGGATGATATAGGGTGCGCCGTCGATCTCCATTTCGGCCACGCGCCCCGAGGCGAAGAATAACGACAGCGGTGTGCCGAGCGCAAAATTCGGGGTGTCACGGCAAGTCGCACGCGTGTTGTAACATTTGCGATCCGCCGTGCCAGTGGCCGTACAGGGAGCAATACCGAACACGTTTGCGCAGAACGGCTGCCGGATTTCGACGATCTGGACGGGTTCACGGCCGACAGTGGTCTCAATCATAGGCCAGCCCCCGGACGTTGATTTCGGCGCTCATCAAGGCCTGTATCCCCATGTATTGCACGGGTGGTACTGCATCGGTCTGGCAGTACCCCACTTGCCCGCTTTCCAGAGGACGCCATGCAATCCAAAATGGCTCGGCTTCGATCGCCAATTGCAATGTTTTCCAATTTGCATTGACCCAGGCCTCGGACAGGTGCTGCCAAGAAAAGCTGGTAGCCACCATAGCCCTCTGCCGAGTGCGCCCCAAAAACTGCCCTGTCTCGGACTGGTTGGACCGCAAAACGGTCTGCCGGCCAAACTCGATCGGCGTATGCCCACCAAAAAAAGGCCGCTCCATTTGCAGTGCTGTGCCGAACCGCACAACCGCTATGGTTGGAATTGGTCCTGATAGCACATTCAACCGCCACCTTTGGGAACTGACAGGCGGGAAGATCGCCAGGATTGGACTGTTATCAGTGATCATTGTGTCGGGGGACAGCGCCACCCAAGCCGCCCCCGACCATCGCTCGAACCGGATGGTGCAGCCGGCCAGCGTATGCCCGGCGACAGCCGCATAATCTGCGGTTATTGCACTAACGTGGTTATACTCCCACGTCGCCGGAACGGCCGTCGGCTTCCAACGCTCATAGGTCAAAGAATTCAACGGAGCATTGACAGAATAGGCAGCGTCGGTTGTTGAGGCTACAGCTGTACCGCCTGCCAGCCAGTTGCGGCTATGGGCGATGCGCGCGTGCTTCAACGGCTTGTCACCGACAGGCACGGTGTATCCCGCCGAGAATAGAACCGTCATGCCAAGCGCGCTCCTTTGATCGTCGCACCATTTTTGATGGCCTCATTGATCGACTCGACCATGAAGCGCCCCATTGCCTCCTGGCTCGACCAGCCGCCATTGAACTGAAAGTTCATATATGTTCCGGCATTCTGCTGACCGCTTGAGACCGACCCACCACCACCGGCACTAACACCGGCCCCACCACCTCCGCCGCCGCCATGAGAGGTCTGGGATTTGATTTGCGCGATCAGTGCACCTGTTTTTACCAGTGATGCCGCAGTGAATGCGGCAGCAAGAGGAGGGCCACCAATTTCCATGCCCTTGCGCCACGCTGCCGTTGCAGATTTCAGGCCATCGATTACAGCCTCGGCAATCGCAAAGCCCTGCCCAATCTTGAACAACTTTTCGTTGCCGGACTGCATCAGGCTGGCCATGTCGCCAAAAGCACTCGAGAAAGCATCCAGCCGCTGATTCCGACGCTGTTGTTCGATATCGTCCAGTCGCTTTTCGTGATCTTCTTTGACCTTCGCCTCAAGCTCGTTAAATTCTTGCTCGGATAGCAACTTTGCGTCGTGGAACTCTTGGAGTTTTGCTAGACGGTCCTGATACTGCGTATCCAAGATTTCTGTTTCAGCGGCGTATCTTTCCTGCATCTTGGCCAATTCATCGGCCAATGACTCACCGCTACCGCCACCTGCCCCAACACTGTTTGGATCCGGCAGCCCAAAATCAACGCTAGTAGGGGCGGGTTTTGGGCGCGGCGAAGTTATAGGACCCAAGCCAAAGTGGATAGGCGCCGCCGCTGATGCACTCGCACCGGCCGTACCTGTTGCAGGCCCGGAGGCCATAGCCGTGCGCAAGCCAAACCAGGCTTTTCGAGCAATCTCCAAAACGGCAGTCAAGCCTGCGACCTGGCCTTTGACACTGGATAGATCAACGCCATCAACCGCCTGCGCTTCGCTCAGCAAACGCTGCGCCTCTATTGTGGCGGCCGACATACGGCGCTGAAACTCTTCGGCCGAAATCAAGCCATCATCAAACGCGATACGGGTATCGCGCACATTCGTCTCGAGTTGACCAAGAGCGTCCGCCAGGTCGGTCTCGCCGATCTGCATCATCGCGACATAAAGATCACCAAGTGAAAACTCGAATGCGGCGGCTTCGGACGATGCAACACCCATCACGCCCTTGTACGCGCCGATTGCCTTGGCATTGTCGTTAAACGCGGCTGCGCTCAACTCCAACTGATCATAGAGAGCGCTTCCCAAAAGCATTCGGCCCTTGGCCTTACCACCCAATGTCTCCTCCAGGGCGGTCTGGGTAGATGTCAAATCCTTGATCAATGCCTGCAGCCCTAGGCTGACGGCCTCGATACCGGGGGCGAAGGTCACCGCCAACTGGTTGCCAATCCCGCCGATCGCGACACCGATCCTGCCCATGGCATCATTTGCCGCCTCGATGTTCTGGGCATCGACATCAGAAACTGCGATGCCGAACTCTCGCTGGTACGCGGTAGCTTCTGCCACGGCTGTTTTGTATCCGCTCATCATGAGCAGTGTCTCTGCGCCAGACTTGCCAAAGATATCCAGCGCCGCTGCCACCTTTTGCGTCGGATCAGCAATCGCATCGATCTTGGCTGCTATGGCAGCAAACTGTTCGTTGGCCTTCAAATCAGCGATTTGGCGAAACGAAAGCCCCAAATTTCCAAATGCCCGCGCCTGTTCGGCCCCACCACGGCCCAAGGACACGATATTGTCCTGCATTTTAACCAGACTTTTCGACAACGTCTCGGAAGATACGCCCGCCTCTTCGGCAACTAAGGCCATTGCCTGAAACTGCGCGACCGAGATACCAGCCACGCGCGCCTGCTTGGACAATGCATCGATGTTATCCATCGAGGCGCGCGTAAACGCTGCCAGCGCAGCACCGGCCGTGACCATTCCTGCCGCCACCACACCGGCCCCTTTGGCGAATGTTGCCATACCGCCGCCACTGGATTTAGCATCCGCGCCGAACTTTTCGATCGCTCCGCTGGCTTTGCCAAGTTCGCGTACCAGCGGGCCAATATCGGCACCGACCTGGATTGCAATATCGCCGATGATGTTAGCCATTCTGCTGCGCTTCCGCTTCTAGCAAGAGTGTGTACAGGGCGTCATGATTGACGGCATTTGCTGGGGTATGTGCGTCGATCAGCCACCAAACCTCAGCCGGCGGCATTTCCCAGAACTCCGAGGGGCTGACCCACCCCTGTCCCACCGCGATCCGATAGAGGGATCGCACGAACCCCTCGGTCAGGTCTTTTTTTCGACCTCCTCCGACCGGGTCTTGCCGGACAACGAAGCCGCAGCAGGCGGAGAGATAATCGACAGAAGGCTAATGATGGCACCCTGGATCATCGCGGTCTTTTCCGATCGCGATTTAGTCGTTAGATCTTCTTGGATCGACAGATAAATCTCTTCATCCGTGACCGAAGCCCCCGCATGGCGCAGCGCCGCACCAAAGGCCTCTGCGAGTGCCGAATAGGGTGGGCCCTCGCGCTGGAACAAGATCGACAGTGCCTGTCGCCCCGTTTCGCCAGAAAGTGCAGCCTCGATTTTCGCGATCAACCGCATCTGACGGTTAGCGGGAACAACATAGGATTGCCCCCGCCAGGCCAGCGTCACATCCTCAAAGCCAGACATCAGGCGAACGTCCACACGCCCGAGGACGTAAAGGAAGCTGAGAAGGTGGTCGCCTCCTTGTAATCGTTGCCCTCCTTGTAGTTCGACATGAAGAACGTGCCGCCAATCGTGTCCTTTGCTGCCAGGGCATCTGAAAACTTGAACGTCATATCCGTCAAAGTCAGCGAAGCGGTAGGGTCAAAAGCAATGTCCCGCAGTGTCGGATTTTTGTAGACGCCTTCGACATCGAAACTGATGAGCCGGCTGCTCCAAGACGTGCCTCCAAGCAACTCCTGAAGGCCTGAACTGTCTTGATCCGTCACGTCGATCGGTGTGCCATCCATCGTGATGTTGGATACGCGTACGCCGCCCAGTACAACGGCGTTTTTCGAAACAACCGCTGCGCGGCCTGCTGCTTTTGCCATAACAATCTCCTGTTCAGGCGGTTTCAATCAGTCCGCGATATTCGCAGACCCCGTGGAATGACCCGTCACTAACGCGGTCACACCGGCTGGACTCGCGGTCCAACTGGATGAAGTGGAAGCCAGCGACGGCGAGTGTGCCGCGATGCAAACGGGTGTAAATCTGGCCTTGAATGGCTTTGGCTTCGGCGTGGCTTGTTGATCGGCTGCGGGTATGGACGCGCGCCACGAAATCAAAGCCGGTCTCCGATGCCGTATCGAATTCGGTCAGAACAATTTCGCCGATCTCGACATAAGGGAAGCTAGCCGTGCTGCCCCCATCGGCACCCTGTGGCGCCACATCATAAACCTGCAATCCAAGCGCGACCAACGCCAGATAGATAGCCTTTTGAACTTCTGTTTCCGCACTCATTTACCCGCCCTTTTGCGTTCACGCGCCATGCGAGCGATCAGTTTCTTGGCAAAAGCCTCGAGATAGATGCGATCCATTTCCGGTCGCATTTCCTGCAGGGCTTTGAGGAAAAAAGCATGTTCCACACCGTCTGGTCCTTGACCGAATTCCAGAAATCGCCAGTAGAAAGCATCGCCCTTGCCAAAACGCTCTACCACAACATCGGACTGGACCCGGTCGCGCGATCCGCGTCGCCGCTTGGCTTTGATGCTGCTTTTCAGATCTGGCGGCCCGGTGGTCGGATCATCGGGAGCATTCTTTTTAGCGCTCTTGGCAATCTGCTGGGCAATGTCCTGCACCGTCGCCCGCATCAGGTTGATGCCGTCGCGCGGCGCGATAGATGTCAGGATTCGGTTGACGTCATCAATTCCGCTGACGGAGACCCCCGTTTTCACTGGGTTACCCCTCGCTCCGCCTCAATCTCCAACATCAAGGTGGCCCCACCTCGCCGCAGAATACCGCGGATGTTATAGGCAACGCCGTCCCACAAAATGCGGTCTAGCTCTGTGAGGTCGGTACGATTGTAGATCGTAAAGACGACCACGAAGGTTGCAGTCATCCGGCCCTCGATCTGGCTCTCGCGCCCACCCTTCGCCTTCACGGCTGCCCAAACATTGGGATCCAGCGCCAAATTGGACCAAGCTGCAACTTTGCCGCCGATGCCGTCAGCAATTTCTGCGTAACGCTGCAATGTGATACGTTGGGTCAGATCGCCAGGGTTCATGCTGAGACCCAACCAAGACGATGCAGATCGATCAACGCGTTGGCAGCCTGCGGCAGGTCTGCCATGGCACCCTCGACCACGGCCGAGCGATTGTGAAACCAATGCGCCACGAGCATCAGGATCGCCGTTTTTAGCGCAGGCGGACAGATAGGCAGCCCTGCGGTGAATGTGATCGTCATGGCATCGTCGCGCATTTCGGTTGCAGGCCAGCTAAAGCCGGGTGCTGGCCGCAGGTTCGCGCGCTCCTGGTCTGCCAATAGCCAATAATTGGCAGGCGTATCCGTCTGCAATATTCCGGCGGCGTCTACATAGGTCATGGCGGTGATTGCAGTGACGGGGGATTTGGGCAGCTCGATCGAACCTGAGACAACCCGTGTCTTCCAGATCCATGTTTCTGCCCCCAATACCAAACCCGTCCGCTCACTCACCATTTCTGTCGAAGCGTCCAGCAGCGACTGGATCAAGCCATCCTCATCCGAAGACGTGACCCGCAGATGCGACTTGGCTGCAGCTAGGTCGACGGGTGTCGCGGGAGCGCTGCTGCGGGTCGGACGCATTACAGCGCTGCCGTTTCTGGCTTGCCGGCCGGAATGGCCTTCTCAAGCGCTGCACCCTGAGCCGCCTTGGCTGCTTTGGGATCGATTTGATCGGCAGCCGGCACTTCAACGGCGACTGCCTGACCAGCCTCGATCATGCGGGCAGCCTCATCATCATCGACGTCAATGGTATCGCCGCGATTTTGCGGCCCGTTTTCATGAGCGCGCGAGATAAGCAGAGAGATTTTCATCGGAATTCCTCGGTTCGGAATGATAAAGGGGCCACTCACGCGGCCCCTTTTGTGATCCTACTCAGGCTGATCAGGCATTCTTGAGATGCTTGATCGCCGCCGTATCGGCCAACTCGCCGTCAAAGCGAATGAACCCGGCCATGCCGAAGCCGGGCCAGAAATCCTTGTCCTGGATCGCGCCGATGATCGGTGCACCAACCTTGCGAACGAAGTACTTGCTGAAATCGCCAAACAGCATGATCTTCGCGCCGGTAGCCTGTGCCGCAGGCATCGCCTGGTTGACCGAATAGAGGCGGTTGTTGAAGGTCGCGGGGATGCCGCCCTTCACGTCGCCCATCTGCCAGAGATAGTTGCCCTGACCATCCTTCAGCTTGCGCGCGGCAAGCAGGATATTGTCGTGGAACATGTACCGGCACTTAGGCGACATCCGGTAGGCAGGGTCGACGGAATGCTCCAGATCAAGGATCTCGTCCCAGGTGAAGGCAGAGATCGAAGCGGCAGTTTTGCCGACAGTCGAGGCGGTCAGAATGCCGTTCGGCGCCGAGGCACCGGTGCCATTCGTCAGTTGCGCATTGGCAAGACGGCCAAGCCGCTCGCCCAGCAAATCACCCAGAAGCTGCTCCATATTGAAGATGGAATCCTGCGCCAGCTCCAGAGAGACACGCAACCATTCGGTATTGAACGAATAGCTTTCAAGCTGCTTCTGACCAAAGACCGCATCCTCCGAACCATCATCGGTCAGCGCCACCCCTTCGGCCGTGGTCCCGCCTGACTTGGCAGTGTCATCGATGGTCGGCATTGGCAGGGCATTGCCAGACGCAGTGACCAGTTCGGTGCAGATCGCCTCATCATACATCGGCCCCCAAGCCTTCATGGCCTTCACCAGAATTGCTTGGAGTTCGGTCGGGACGGTATAACCGCCCGCCGCACCGGCAGTCGTTTGTGCGCGGTTTTCAACCTGCGTGTAGCCCTGACGCAAAATCGACCGCGCTTCCGGGGTCATTTCTGCCGCCACGCCGCCGCAGCGCATAAATTCTGCAAAGGCCTCACGATAGGACGGCGCTTCACCGCCATCGCTGCCCCGGCTCTGCCCGCTACCGCCTGGGCGACGCGGATCGGGAGCTTCAAGCCGCTGCTGATTGCGCTCCAGCAACTCTTCCCGATCGATCTGGGCTTGCAGCCGGTCATAATCGGTCATCATAGCATCAAATTCGCGATTGATTTCGCCAGCACGATCTTCCGGCGTGCTGTCAGTAATTTCGTCCAGTTTGGCACGGGCATTCGTATGAATGCGCGCCTGCCGCTCGCGCAGCTCGATGGTTCGGGACA